GGTTTAGTACCGGCCGCAGGGTCACTGGGTACACCAGGTGCTATGATAGGTGCAGCGGGAATGACCGCAGGCGTAAAATTAACGTTAGGTATGCTGGGTGTAGTGGCTGAACAAGGCATAATTATCCCGCTATAGTATCTGGGCTACCCTGAGCCATGGTATGACCGCAACTATTGCTGCTGCCAATTACAGCAATAACTCTACCTTCTACGATCACTGTGTTAACACCACTGGTAATGACCGGTGCTTCATGCGGCGGATGCGGTGGGCCAAATGGTTCGTGTGATGCAATAATAGTGCCCACGACGGCGCAGGGTACACCGTTTATTATAACAGTATTGGCTAAATTGCTGGCTGCTGGGCCTGCTGCGTTGTTGATATCACCGCGTCGTACTACTGCTGGCATACATGATTACCTCACTATACCAGTATTTATTGTGCTGATTCCTGTGGTGGATTGAATATAGCCTGCTTCCAGTTCCTTTTTACTAGCAGCAATCATTATAACTTTGCTAAAATCCAAGACGATCTCATCCGTGACATCGGCAGTTAGAAGGTACGGCACCATTGCAGTGCCTCGTTCCGTGGGTACTAGAATAACTGGTCTACTTAGGACATATTGGTTGTCACGTTGTTCATCTAATCTTGCTATAATTTCCTCACCAGTTATTAACTTAAAACTGGTTAATTGTCCTTCTAGTTGTTGTTTTTCTTTTAGCATAGTGGTGTCAACCGATCCATTAATTGCTGTTCGGTTAATTCTTTTAACCCATCGTAACCGCCCTGAACAAATAATTTGCCATCTAGATATAGCTGTGGTACACTGCGATGCCCTTCACTTAGCAAAAACTGTCTAGCATCTGCATCTTGATCAATACGTAGTTCCTGATAGTTAATGTTTTTGCTTTGCAAGTATTTTTTGGCCATCTCACAAAAGGGACAATTAGCCTTGCTGTAAATTGTTAATGTCATAGACTCATTCCTTTAAAAGTATTTTCAGTTATATCCTGCTTGGTACCACCAATAATGTAGCTGCTGATTTCAGTTTCCTGTGGCGCTACTTGAACCTCACTGCCGCTGATCCACTTTGCCGTCCAGGGCAAGGGGTCACTTTGCGGTTTGAATGGGGATTTAAGACCAGCTGCATTCATACGTTTATTCGTAATGAACTCTACATAATTGCATAGCAGTTGTTCGTTGAGACCAATCATACTACCATCACGGAACAAATAACGTGCCCAGGCCTTTTCCTGCTCGGCTGCTGCTATAAACATTGCCTCACATTCGGCCTGCGTTTCCTCTGCAATTTTTTCAAATACTGGATCATCTTTGGGCAATAGTTTTAGCATGGTCTGTGTGCTGGCCAAGTGTAGATTCTCGTCACGGCAAATCAGTTTAATGATTTTTGCATTGCCCTCCATCTTTTTCAACTCCGCAAATGCCCAGCTACAAGCAAAGCTGACATAAAAACGTATACCCTCCAGCGCATTTACACTGTTAATAGCTAACCACAATCTACGTTTTAGTTCCCTACCTTTTATTTCTATGGTTTTTGTGTCTTTGCCACTTGTTATAGTATGTGTGCCTTTACCCAACAGCCGATACCACAAACTGTAATCAATTAAGTCATCATAATACTTGCTGATGTCTACTGCACAGTCTACTATTTCTTTGGTCTCTTTTAACTCATCAAATATCTTACCAGGATCTGGATAGATATTACGTATAATGTGTGTATAACTTCTGCTGTGTATAGTTTCGTTAAAACTCCAAATCTCCATCCACGTTTCTAGTTCTGGAATAGTGGCTAGCGGAAGGAATGCTAGGTTAGGACTGCGCCCCTGTACACTATCTAGCAATATCTGACGCTTGAGATTGCTTGTAAAGATATGTTGCTCATGTTTATTAAGATCTTTAAAATCTTTTGCATCACGCAACACGTCGACCTCAGTTGGTTGCCAAAAAAATCCTATTTGTTTTTCAGTCAAACGTTCGAACTGTTTATATTTGAGTTCCTCATATCGCTGAATATCAACTGGACCACTAGGGTCTAAAAACATCAACGCTTCAAGATGGCTTTTCTTTTTGTTTAAGGGAAATACCGAATGTGTCATAATTGATCCGTATAGAAGATAGTTTATTATATATTGTTTGTATTGAAAAGCTCAAATTAAATGGCGCAACTGTCGCAGATTTCTGACTCCTGCTTGACTTCATCCTGTTTTAACGCGATCATTTTGTTTACGTCTACTTCTCCCTGGCCATCATAGGTGTTAAAATAATAGAGAGTTTTTAACCCATATTTGTAACACATAATTACGTGTCGCAGCATTTCGCTCATGGGGATCTTTTCTTCTTCATAGAATTGCGGATTGTAGCTGGTATTGACACTGATGCTTTGATCGATATATTTCTGCAATACGGCCATAATTTTCAAATATCCCTCTGGGCTTTTTTGATCCCACAACAGTTCATATTTGTTCTTTAGACGTCGAAATTTGGGGACAACTTGTTTCAGTGCGCCATCCTTGCTTTGTTTTACACTAACATAGCTGCGTGGCGGCTCAACACCATTTGTGCTATTGCTGATCTGTGCCGAGGTTTCTGCTGGCATTATAGCCATTAAGGTGGCATTGCGTATACCTGTTGCTTTTAATTGTGCTCGCAATTGTTCCCAGGGCATACGTAATTTGTCAGTTACCAACTCATCCACTTCGTCCTTATAAGTATCAACTGGCAGTATACCCTGTGCGTATTTTGTTTGGGCATTTAGTTCGCAAGCGCCTAATTCGGCTGCTAAATCTGCACTGGCTTTAATAAGATAATAACTCCAGGCTTCTGCGTATTCATTTACAAGATCTAATGCTGAATCATCACTGTATTTTAGGTCATGCTTGGCTAGCCAATATGCAAAGTTCACAATACCTACACCCAGTGGTCTAAATTCACGAGTAGCAATTTGTGCCGCTTTGATAGGATAATTTTGGTAGCTTAGTAGACTATCTAAACCACGAACTGCTAGGGTACAATATTTTTCAAAGTCTTTGGGATCATCAATTAAACCCCAATTAATTGCTGACAACGTACAAAGACTGATACGACCATTTTCGTCGTTAATGTCCGTTAATGGTCGTGTGGGTAGAGTTATCTCGCAGTTATGGACCAAGATATTATCTGCAAAAAAACATTTGGTTTCCGGAACCGAAATGTCATAAACATCTGTGGGAGCAACCTTAATTTTTTTAATTTTGATCATTTTTAAATTCTTCCTGAAATAAATTCTGGGTTATTTTTACAAAAATCTTTTTCACTTGTTACACGTACATTTTTGATGCCGTTATTATACCAACGATGCTTGGATGAGTTTCTTGAGGCTATTTTTCTTTGTTCTGTACTTCTATGATATGATTCATATTTAATATTCGTGTTTAAATTTTTGTTTGTTTCAATCAATAAATTTTTCAAAGAACCATAGTTATTCAATACCCAAACTAATGAAATTTTTTTAAATTCGGTGAATTCTTCCTTAATCTTTTCCAAAAGTAATTTTTTCTTCAAATAATTATCTTGGCACGAATTAACAACACATCTCCACAACCGCTCCTTACGTTCTTTGCTCATTTCTTTGAAGTTGTTATTTTTTGAGCCATTCATGTCTCTTCCGGATTTTCCCGGAACACCTTTGCTATGATGTACCCATTCTCCAGATAATACTTTAGGATGATCTACCGGTACCGAACCTTTCTTTTCCCTAGTAATGGCGTCAATTGCTGGCATTTTCCCACGCCTTGCTTTACTTATACTTTCTATCCCAATTAATCGTAAATGTTCCATCTCCTTTAGGAGTTTTTGATCAACTTCTGATAAATTTAATTGTCTTTTATGTTTCCCAGTTGCCTTAACAAAGAAAAACTGCAAAGCAGACCCAGCAGAATAAGCATAACGAGTATTTTTGTATATTTCAAATAGATAATAATGAGCTAAAAGATGTTCCGAAAATGTAAGTAAAACTAAATTTTCCTTACTATCTGGATTGCCATCCAAATGTCCTTTTGGCCCCGAACGTTTCCTATTCTTAAACATAAACTCCGGAACAACATGATGGTTTTCGTAATATATCCCCTGATATTTCACTCTGTTTTCTTTCTTCGCAGTATCAATGATCGTTTTGTAAAGTTGTTTATACATATGGTTCCTCCACATGTATATTTATACTTGGTAATCAAATTTCAACGCATAGCTCGTCGGTTTCTCTTAATTCATCAGCACGAACATACCCTCGATTTTTGGTAAAAACTAAATGATCACCGGTGCATCTCAAAATGTTTCCGCACTCATCCGCAATCTCGTAAAGTTCGGTAACCGTTTTCGTTTTAATCGCTGCTGAAATATCTTCCCAAGAGACTTTTCCAGCCACAAAACTCTTAATCTTTGAATTTGTCAAATTTCCCAATTCGAATCTTTCAACAGCACTTGATACTGACATCTGCTCTATTTTTCCGTCCTCGTGCATAAACGTTACTTGAGTGTCACCATCTACACAGCAAAGATTGGACATCCTAACTGGTGCATGTTCGGATAGGAAACTGCTGTGAGTATTGGCATGATCTACGTTCATCAAATAAATGCGCCCTGTATCCTTGCGCTCGTTCATGAATGCCGAAAATAAATCTAGTGCACGAACTGTTTTCTTTTTTAGTTTTGTATTGCGTTCGGCACGTTCATATAGTTCTTTAAATCGCTCCTGATCCGCAAAGAAAGCATCATACATTTCAGGTACATCATGTGGACTGAATAACGTAATATCGCCACCAGTAAGCAAACGTTCATACATCAATTTATTAAATTGAACACCATAATCCATGTGGCGAATGCGATTGTCTTCGGTACCTTTATTGTTTTTCAATACCAACAAATCCTCAACTTCCAAGTGCCAAATTGGATAGTACAATGTAGCTGCACCATTGCGTACACCACCCTGACTGCAACTGCGAGTAGCTGCTTGGAAAACTTTGTAAAATGGTATTACCCCTGTGTGAAAAGCATCACCCTTGC